TGGCGAGCAGTTCGAGTGCCAGCCCCTGGAGCGCGATGCCGCAGGCTTTTATCTGGACGCCCCGGTGTTCGGTCAGTCCTACGCGAGCAAGCCAGATACCGACGTGGATGCCAATCGCAAGGCGATGGACAAGGCCGCGTATGGCGTTGAGACCCAGCAGGAAGTTGACAAGGCGCGGGCGAAGCGGCGGACCGCCTTCAATGGCGAGATTGACCCCATTGGTTACCTGGATGCCACCCCGCTGCCTGCTTACATGGATCGTCCCGGTACGCCGCTGGATGTGTCTAAGGTGGCACCGGCCACCCTGGCACCAATGCCTCTGATTGAGGCTTTGAAGGCCCTCCGGTCCCGTCTGAATCGACCGCTGAGCGCCGAGGAGAGCGACCGTGTGAAGGCCCGGTACCCGGATGGTGTACCGGAAGAGCAACTGGATGATCTGGTGGCCTGGCTGACTGATGGACCCAAGACATCCCCAACCCTGGCTGTGGCCCGGTAAATCCTGAGGAGGCTGGAATGCTTGCAACCCAAACCCACAACGACCCTGCCGGCAAAGTTCAGCCGGACTACTGCCCGATTCGGGTCAGGCGTCTGCTTGCCGAGCTGGGCAAGCGACAGATGGACCTGGCGGCGAACGTGGTATTGAGCAGCGGACGGCATCCGTCGAACGCCACCATCACCCACTTGCTGAGGGGCGATGTGTGGCCGGCGCGGACGCCGAAGCCGTTTTTGCGTCGCCAGATTGAGGAGTTCCTGCGCCAGGCAGGCGCAACAGAAAAGGAGGTAACAGTGGCATTTGAACCCGATGACGAGAACCCCGGCCCGGTGCGCCCCATCCGCCAAGACAGTGCGCACCCAAGCCGGAGTCTCGCTCCGATCGCTGAAGAAGACGTTAACCAACTACCGGAGAAAGCAATGTTAACACAGATGGCTCGCCGTCATTTCGGCCTGTTTCGTGACCCCTTCCAGGATGATGTCCAGGGTGCCGAGGATGTCTTCCTTGCCCCTGATCAGCGCTACATCCGAGAGCATATGTTCAGCACCGCCAAGCACGGGGGCTTCCTCGCCATCATTGGGGAGTCGGGCGCTGGTAAGAGTGTGCTGCGCCGGGACCTGATCGACCGCATCCAGCGCGAGGAGCACCCGATCACGCCTATCTTTCCCCGCACCATCGACAAGGAACGGCTGACCGCGAGCGCGGTCTGCGATGCCATCATTGAGGACATCTCCCAGGAGCGCCCCAAGCGTTCCCTGGAAGCCAAGGCGCGCCAGATCGAAAAGCTGCTGACCGGCTCCAGCCGGGGCGGTAACAGCCATGTGCTGATTATTGAGGAGGCGCACGACCTGACCATCCCGACGCTGAAGTACCTCAAGCGCTTCTGGGAGCTGGAAGATGGTTTCAGTCGCCTGATTTCCATCATCCTGATCGGTCAGCCCGAGCTTCGCGGCACCCTGGATGAGCGCCGTAACTGGCAGGCCCGCGAGGTGATCCGGCGGATTGAGATTGCCGATCTCGCCCCGCTGGACGCTCACCTGGAGGGCTATCTGGGGATGAAGTTCAAGCGCTTGGGCAAAGAGGTGGGCGATGTATTCGACGCTGATGTTTACGACGCCATGCGCGAACGTCTGACTCTGCGAAGCCGCAGCAGCCAGAACGCTGTCTCGATGCTCTATCCACTGGTTATCAACAACTTCACCGTCAAGTGTATGAACCTGGCCGCCGAGCTGGGTCAGCGCAAAGTCAACGCCGATGTGGTCAAGGGGGCCTGAGTCGTCACTATGTATACTGAACAATATCTAGAGCACTACGCGGACCGGTTTGTGGAACTGGACCTTTACAGGCACGGCGTCACCTTGGAGCGGTATCTCATAGATCCTGCGGGTTGCGAATTTGCTGTGTTTGAGCTGAGGCCAATATTCGTGCTGATGCCGAGCGTGCGAGCTCGGAAACGGAGGCAGCGGGGCTGAATACCTCGGTATCGCGCCGCCACATGTGTGGCACCGTTACGCAGAAAGGCGAAGGATTGAGCCAGCTTTGCAAGGAGCTTCAGACGGCCAATTCGTAAAGGCTCTGAGAGCGCCTCTGAGGCCCCAAAGTTTTCAGGGGCCTCATGGTTCAGCTCAAAATTCATAAACACGTCAGCGAGCCGTTAAACATCTTTTGAACGAGGTTGCCGGGCGCTCTGGCAGGGAAAAGACGACTACCACAAGAAAAGCGGAAAATTGGCCTGAATTCGGATGGCGACCCAGGCTCAAGCGGGCCGGAGCTTGCCCCCTTAATGGACTGCACTCGGGCAGCTGGTATCGCCTCTAAGATTATGGCACCTTCATACACTCATGGGCATCATGCAGTAACGTTCCGGCACAGCCGGAACGGTTTATCTCTCCAGGCCGGCGCCGGAACCCGGTGCCCGGCCTTCACCTCCTCTCCCTCTGAATCAACGCTTTCCTTCTGCCTCTGCTGAAGGGCTTCACGCTCTTCGGCTTTGCTGTTCGTGGTTTTCTAGCTGAAGGCTTTCAGGAGGAGGACCGCTATGCAGCCACCACTAGCACAGAACACTAACGACGACCTCATGACGGCATACCGTGAAGGGCTCTTCTCCGATGAGGAGCTTCTGGCGGCAGCGGGTGCGGATTTCAGGGCCTTGGTTGAGCGGTCGCCGGCGACCGCAATTCGCCTGGCTGATTCGCTTAGCGGGGTGCGCCTTTATGTCCCGGCCCGCCTGACCGACGAGAGTCGGCTGAAACAGGCTGTCAACGAATCTGAAGCCCAGACGGTTATCAGCCTTTACCGAACGGACACGTTGCATATTCCGCGCTTCGTGTCTCTTCGGTCGGCCATTCGGCGCCGAAAGATCACGGCCCTGCATGATGATGGCTGGAGCCCGCCCCAGTTGGCCCTGCACTTCCAGCTTACCGAACGCCAGATCTATTCAATTCTGCGTCGTTGTCGACTGGAGGCGGCCGCTGGGTCGCGCCTGGAAGACCGTCAGTCAGATCGAGTCGAGCAAACCACGCCCACCAGGGCGATAAACCCAAAGTAAGGAGATTTCAAGGTGACCATGAACCTTAATCAAGCGCGGGTCATTGACCCAGTATTAACCGACGTCGTTCAAGGCTATAGCCATCCGGAGCGAATCGGGCACGTGCTCTTTCCGCGTGTGCCCGTTCTGGCTCGCGGCGGGCAAGTCATCGAGTTTGGCAGAGAGTCCTTCCGGCGCTACAAAACTCGCCGGTCGCCGGGGGCAAACACCAGGCGATTGCAGTTCGGCTACCAGGGTAAGCCCTTCGTGCTTGTCCAGGACGCCCTGGAGGGATTGGTTCCTCACGAGCATGTCGAGGACGCTCAACAGGTGCCGGGCATTAATCTTGGCACGGGTGCGGTTAATGAAGTGATGGACATCCTGACGCTGGCACTGGAAATCGAGCAGGCCGAACTGGCGACCAACCCCGACAACTATGGGGTCGACAACAAGGTCACGCTTTCCGGTACCGACCAATGGAGTAGTCCAGACTCAGACCCGGCGCTACAGATCCGCGAATATCGCGAGGTCATTCGCGGTCGCATCGGCACGCGACCGAACGTCATGGCGTTGTCGGCTTCCGGCTTCAATGCCCTGGTGGAACACCCGAAGATCGTGGAGCGCTTCAAGTACACATCAAGCGGCTCAGTTACGACCGAGATGCTCGCGCAGCTGTTCAATCTTCGAGAGGTCGCTGTTGGTGAGGCGGTCTATATGGATGAGGGCAACGAGCAGATGAAGGACGTGTGGGGCAACGAGGCGATACTGGCCTACGTCCCTGAGCAAGTGACCTCACGCCGCGCGCCGTCATTCGGCTACACCTACACGCTCGAAGAGCATCCCATGGTTGAGGAGACCTACTTCGAGCGCAACGCTAAGTCCTGGATCTATCCGGTCACCTACGAACGGATGCCGGTTTTGTCCGGTATCGATTCAGGCTTCCTGATTCAGGATCTGGTAGCGGCTGGCTAACGCCTGAGGAGTGACGTTATGGCAAAGCAAGTTATACAGGCGCTGGATCGGTTGGAGTTGGCGGAGTTCAGAAAGCTTTCGGAGCGTGATCTTCGCCACCTCGCCCTGCTGTGTGCACATGGCCGCCAGCAGGCTGAGGCGGAGCTGGCCAGGCGCCGGCCCTCTTTCGGCG